GAGGCTGTGCCTAGAGGACTGGCAGCTGCAATACCGGATCTATAGACAGAATAGGACGCAGCAGAATAGGATCCTATAGCGCTGGGCAACTGAGGTTTTAAAAACTCTACAACATAAGACACCCATAATTCACCTAGAACTTGGCTAGGGTTGTTCTGGGTGATGATCTGTGTTAGACCAACGTCATAAAACTTCAAATCCTCATCAGCATCGACTGGCCCAGATCTAACGTTGTAGATCTTATTCTGGGTCTCATTAGTTGCACATTCTATCATATGCATCAACGACAAGGTAGGTTTGACCGAAACTGCATACTCCGCATTCTCAGCCTCAATACGAGATGAGAATGCTGGTCTGTCAGCATTGTAATTAGTGGTCATGACAATAACCCCAGGCGCACCCGAGGTAACGAAGTCAGTGACTAAGGATCTAAATTCAAACACAAGACCATGGAACCTATATTGCTGGTAGGATTGAGCCAAAGTGGACAACCATGGGAATGTCACTGACATACCTGGGTTAAGCGGGTAGCTACGGTTTGTGAAAGCAGTAGCGCCGTTGATATCCCCAAGATACTCACGATGTGACACGATATTAGTAGCGCGTCCAGTGACAAATTTTGGGATCTGTCCATTGAGGACGTTGTAACTAGGGCTTGGTCCTGTCGTTGTGTAGTCACCACTTCCGACGATTGACCCAATGCCAGCACCGAGAAAGCGACCAATGTGCTTACCAGCGATACTAGCAAAAGGCAAAGGGACCATACCTCCAACGTACTGGCCAGCTCTACCACCTGCATCCGTATACGGGGTGGGATATCCGGATTTTCCGGCGGGTTGTTTAACGTGGACAACGACGGCGCGCGATTTAGTTGATTTTGCATTCTTATTCTTATTTTTACTCATTGTACTGGATACCGCATGAGTGACGGGACTGTACATCTCGTGAAAACTATATAGGGGCTCCGTGCAGTCTCTTGGCATTCTGTTTAGCACTAAAGTAATAGTTTTGGGCGATCATATCACGAGACCCAGTGGCCTGTTATAGACTAGCCAGTCTATAGTTTATCGACGTCTCGGTCACACATAGTTTAAGGACGGTCGCGGTCCATAAGTCTAGAAACTAGGCTCTAATAGTGCGTGCGTTGGCATCTGTATCAACGAGGACTGTTCAAAACACTCCAAGTCAGCGAACGTGATGGGTGGACTATTCAGATACTCGGTTTCCAAAGCTATCTGCTCATCCGGCGTATAGCCGAAAGCGAGCCAAAAGCTGTATCGAGTAGCGGAATCAACCTCTTTTCTCTTGTACGTCAATCCCTTACTCAGTTGTTGTCTACCTGAGTATTTATCAAAGAAATGTCCGGGTTTAGCTCCCAAGGCGGACCTAAGAATACAAGAGTAGAACTCTTGCAGGATAGGAACACCAGAAGACATGCTAAGCCCTGACTCACCGACGGCAGAACACCAAGACCTAAACGTCTTGTCAGTTCTTACCATAGATGTATGTAGATCCTTCAACCTACATTTCCTCGGGTTACGTACCATTATCCACTCTCCATCAATAGGTATAGGTGACGTTTGACAAAAATCTATCTGCTCAAAGTCATAGACTTCAGCCTCCATAACCATGCTATAACCATGACTAAGAAAGTAGGTTATCATACCTGCTAACTTACATGAATCATTTCTGTCATAGATAATAAACCAATCATCACCATTTACCTTCAATCTCGCATATATTTTATTCTCAACTAGGTACCTGAGAACCATCATTGATGTTATAATACAATTGCCTATGCCAGTATTGTGGTAACCACTACCACGCGATTTAAGTTGATAAACAAATTTACCATCACGTGCTCTAGCTACCACATCTCTGACCAAACCTCTATTAAGTAGACGTCCTAGACTTTTACTTTGAAATAGCCCTGTATAAACAGGAAATTCCAAGTCCCG